GAAGATGAAGACATGGAAGACATGGAAGATGGAGAAATGGAAACAGAAGAAGAAGAAGAAGATGAAGAAGAAGAAGACGTTAATATCGACGAACTTTTAGCTGAAATTGATTCAATGTATGAAGATGATCCTATGGAAGAAATGGATTCTACGTATGAAATGGTTAAAAAGGAAGAAGAGTTAGAAGAAATCTTTGGTATGTTTAAAAAGTCAGGAAAAGAAGGAATAGAATCCGGAACAAAAACTTTAAGAGACTTTTATAAAATAAACAAAGAATTAATTGATAGAGTTGCTAATCTTGGATCTGGGGGTGAAAAAGATAAAGGAGAGCTGAAAATTGTTAATAAGTGGATAGCCTATGGAATGCCAAAAATGACAGCGGGAGCTTGGCGTTCAGATAACAGTTTACTACAGAAACAAATGAATCTTTCAAGTCCAGATGCAAACGTAGGAAGTTCTGCAGGAGGAATGTTTGAAGAATCTAAAACCACAGAACTTGATGAAGCTTATTCAACTATTAAAACTCTTCGTTCTGAATTAAATGAAATTAATTTGTTAAACGCTAAATTGCTTTATACAAATAAAATTTTCAAAGGTAAAAACTTGACTGAAAGTCAAAAGGTAGAAGTACTAGAAAATTTCGATAAAACTACTACAGTTAAAGAAGTTAAACTTGTTTATGAAACTCTACTTGGAGCAATTAAAACAAGTAAAAACCGAATTTCTGAAAACTTAGGAAGTGCATCAAAATCTATGGGTACAACTAAAAAACCAATTATTGAGGCTAACGATGCATTCTCACGTATGAGAGAAATAGCATTTTATAGCACTAAACATTAACTTTTAAAAAACAAAACAAAAAATGTCAAATTTAAATTCACTTTTAAAAAGCTCTGCAGACGGATGGAAAAACATGCAGAACGAAGGTGCTCGAATTTCGAGTAAGTGGGGAAAAACAGGTTTGTTAGAAGGTCTAGATAACGAGATCGACAAAAACAGCATGGCCCTAATCCTTGAAAATCAAGCAAAACAATTAGTAACAGAAGCATCTGCTACTGACCAAGGTGGTGGAAGTTTCACTGCTGGAAATGGTGGACAATGGGCCGGAGTTGCTCTTCCACTAGTACGTAAAGTATTTGGATCTCTTTCAACAAAAGAATTCATGTCTGTACAACCAATGAACTTACCTTCAGGTCTAGTATTTTTCTTGGATTTCCAATATGGAGATACAAAACAATTAAACTTCGGTGGTAGTGATACAGTTTATGGAGCTAACGCTTCAATGTACGGTGACACTAGCCCTGCTGCAGGTGCTGATGCTAACGGCGGTCTTTATGGCGCTGGTAGATTCGGTTACTCAATCAACCAATTCTCAGCTTCAGTTGCTAAGATGCTGGTATTACAGTAACTACAGGATCTTGGGCTGATTTAGACTACACAGCTGAACTTTCAGCTTCTGCTGCTGCAGGAGGATTTACTAAAGTTGCTGTTACTCTTGCATCAATGACTCGTCCAGATGAAAAAGGTGTTAGAGCATTTGCTTTAACTTCAGGTTCAGTTACAATGGCCGCTGCAACTGCAGCTGCTGCTTTACCTCAATATACTCGTACTGATGGAACAAGCGTATTCTTCTTATTTACAGGTGCTGTTGATTCAGCAGGTGTTCCAAAAGATGGAGTAGATACTAACGTTGTATATTACAACCAACAACCAGTTGATAACAACAGAGGTGATTTCGAAGATGCTGAAGGTGCAGGTCGCCCGAATGCTAATTCTACCGCTGCTGATGCTCTTGCTATCCCAGAAATCAATGTTAAATTGAAATCTGAAGCAATTGTTGCAAAAACTCGTAAATTAAAAGCACAATGGACTCCGGAATTCGCACAGGATCTTAATGCTTACCAATCACTTGACGCTGAAGCTGAATTAACTTCTATCATGAGTGAGTATATCTCATTAGAGATTGATCTCGAAAACCTTGATATGTTGATCCAAGATGCTTCTGCTGCAGATGAGTACTGGTCAGCACAAAATAACCGTGCATTGAATTCTGGAAAAACTGGATTTGATGATTTAGGATTCTTTAACACACAAGGACAGTGGTTCCAAACTTTAGGAACTAAAATGCAAAAAGTTTCCAACAAAATCCACCAGAAAACTCTACGTGGAGGTGCAAACTTTGTTGTAGTTTCTCCAACAGTAGCTACTATCTTAGAATCAATCCCAGGATTTGCTTCAAACTCAGATGGCGATACTTCAAAAGGATCTTACGCATTTGGTATCCAAAAAGCAGGACAATTAAATAGCCGTTACACAGTTTACAAAAACCCTTATATGACTGAAAATGTTATTTTAATGGGTTATAGAGGATCTCAATTCCTTGAAACTGGTGCTGTATTTAGTCCATATATTCCATTGATCATGACACCATTAGTGTACGATCCAGACACATTTACACCACGTAAAGGTCTCTTAACTCGTTATGCTAAGAAAATGATCCGTCCAGAATTTTATGGTCGTATTTTCATCAGTGATTTGGCTTCTATATAATAGAAAACAATTCATAACTTTTAAAAGAGCCTAGCGAAAGCTAGGCTTTTTTTTTTATATTTATAACCAAAACCGTTATATGACAGAATACAATCGATCTGAAGAAGCTCAACAAAATTTTAAAAGAAAATCTAAACCTAAAAATCCAATAACTTTTAAACTTACTTTAAACGAAGAACAAAAAGAAGCTAAAACTAAAATTTTACACAATACTGTAACTGTTTTAAAGGGTAAAGCAGGGTCTGGTAAATCTTTGCTAGCAGCCCAAGTTGCTTTAGATTTACTTTTTACAAGAGAAGTTGAAAAAATAATAATCACTAGACCCACAGTTGTAGCAGGCCAAGACATTGGTTTCCTCCCAGGAGGTATAGATGATAAATTAGCTCCCTTTACTGCCCCTGTATATGAAAACATGCATAGGTTGTATGAAAAGACTAAAATTGAAAAATATATAGCAGATGGTAAAATTGAAATAGTTCCTGTATCTTTTATGAGAGGTAGAAATTTTACAGATTGTTTAGTTATTGTAGATGAATCCCAAAACTTAACAGATGTACAAACAGAACTAATTCTTACTAGAATATGTAAAGGTTCTAAAGTTATATTTTGTGGTGACAGTGCACAAATTGATTTAAGAAGTAAAAAAGATTCGGGTTTTGACTTTATATGTAAACACATGGTAGATATCCCTAGTTTTCGTATTGTAACTTTAGAAACTAATCACCGACATGAGATTGTGGACCCTATATTAGAAGTTTATAAGTTATTTAGAAGCTGACAATATTTATAATAAAACATAATATGGCTTCTACCTTAACAGCAACTTCTTTTAAAATAAAAATTACCGAAGAACAAGTTGTCCGCAATAGTGTAATAAAAAATGAAGTAACCCACACTATTTCAGATGTTACAAATGTTGATCATCGTATTGTAACTTGTCCTAATGCTACTTCTATTGATTTATTTAATCTAAATGGACCTAATCCTGGGGCGGGAACATTCCCATCCTCAAGCTTACAATATGCTCGAATCACCAATCTAGATGATACTTACAGTGCAGCTGTAATAATTAGTGGATCACAAGGTAATTTTACACAAGAGTTAACCCCAACAGACTCAATGTTTATTGTAAGTTCAAACATAACCTCAAGCAATTTCAATGGTAGTTTTGGAGAAGATATAGAAGCTGTAAAGATTTATGCTATAAGTAGTAGCATAGACATAGAATATACCCTTGTAAACTCATAATATATGAACATACCTATATTTCCAGGATCTAGCTCATTTGCTGCAGGAGAAACTCCATTTGGATTCTATGATGACGATCTTCAATTTCAACAAGATGCTGACAAATTTGCTATATTTGCTGCACGAAGACTAGGATATCCTATTGTTGATGTAGAATTACAGGACTTAAACTTCTATACAGCTTTTGAAGAAGCTGTTACAACATACGGCAATGAGCTATTTGCATACCAAGCAGCACAAAACTTTTTATCTTTTCAAGGAGCTCCAACTACCATAGAATCAGCTAACAACTCTTTACCTCACCCCAACCTAGCAACAATCGTTAGACTATCAGATCAATACGGTGTAGAAGCAGGTGTTGGCGGAAATGTAACATGGCACTCAGGATCTATTCCTTTAACAGAAGGAGTCCAAAACTATAATTTAGATACATTTGCAACTCAAGAAGGAATATCTCCGGGGGATTTAGAAATTAAAAGAATTTATTACCAAGCCCCTCCAGCTATTACAAGATATTTCGATCCATATGCTGGTACTGGTACTGGTACTATGGGTATGTTAGATGGTTTTGGGTTTGGTGGAGACTCACCTGCTATAAATTTTATGATGATGCCTATCAACTATGACATAGCTAAACTACAAGCAATTGAATTTAACGATCAAATTCGTAAATCACAGTATACCTTTGAATTAGTTAATAATAATCTTAAAGTATTCCCAATCCCAAATAATAGTGTAACTAAAATGTGGGTACAATACATAAAAAAATCAGATAGAAATAACCCATATGCTGATACAGGTGGTATTGATGTTATAACTAATATATCTCAAGTACCATATACCAACCCCGTTTATTCACGAATAAACTCTATTGGTAGACAGTGGATATTTGAATATGCCTTATCACTTGTTAAAGAAATTTTAGGATATGTTAGAGGTAAATATAACAATGCAATCCCTATCCCAGGAGATTCAACCCAATTAAATGCCCCTGATCTTCTGTCCTCATCCGATAAAGATAAAACTGCTTTAATAGAAAGATTAAGAGCATATTTTGAGGAAACTTCACGTAAAAAATTACTTGAAAACAGAGCAGCAGAGTCTGAACATCTCCAAAAAGAATTAAATTATGTACCTTATACAATTTATATAGGATAATATGGCGTTATACGGTGGAGCAAGAGACATAGCACTTTTTAGAAATCTTAACAGAGAGCTGTTAGGAAACATTATCACTCAACAATGTGTTTACTATAAACTCAAATTGAATGAAACTAAAGTAAATATGTATGGAGAAGCAGCAGGTTCTAGATATTACTATGAGCCTGTTATATTAAATGCTTTAATTGAGAGAAGTGACCAAGAATACCCAACAGATGATTTAGTTGGAGTGGATTTCCAATGGGGCATTACTTACAAATTCTTTAGAGATGATTTAGTAGATGCTCAAGTTGTTCCTGAGGTTGGTGATATTGTAATGTATTATGAGGGTTACTACGAAGTACATGCTACAAATGCTAACCAATATTTTACAGGTAAAAATCCATTATATCCTTATAATCAAAATCCACTTAACCCAGGATTAGAAAATTTTGGCTCAAGTATTTCAATTATATGTGAAACCCATTATGTGCCTGCGGATAAAGTACAAATAACTAAAGAAAGGATATAATGCCTAGTAATAGAAAACCTATACCAAAATCCCAAAAAGAACTTTCAAACAATCAGGTTAACCCTTATGTTAATCCTGAGACAGGAGAAACTCGTGGCAATCCTAACGAAACACAAGACTTTAGACAATTCACACCTAATACACAACGTGGGGTAGATTTTAATAGATCTGAAAAAATGTCCTTTAAAGGGGATAAAGTAAAACCCTTTACAGTAAATATACAGGATGTAGATGAGGCTATTTTGTATTATTTTGAAAATGTAATTAAACCTAGTGTTATACAAAATGGAGAAAGAACTTCAGTTCCTTTAGTATACGGTTCACCTGAAAGATTTAAAACTATCCAAAAAGATGGGTTTTACCGAGATAAAAAAGGTAAAGTTATGTCTCCTATTATTATGTTTAAACGTGATAGTTTAGAAAAAAATCGTTCTCTATCAAATAAACTTGATGCCAACTCCCCTCACCTTTACACATCTTGGCAAAAACCTTATAACTCAAAAAACTTTTATTCTAATTTTGATTTACTAAATAATAGAATACCTACAAAACAATTTATAGCTAACGTAGTTCCTGACTATGTTACTTTAACATATAGCTTTATTGTCCAAACNTATTATGTAGAGCAATTAAATAAAATCATAGAGGCGATAAACTACGCTTCCGATTCATATTGGGGGGACCCGGAACGCTTTCAATTTAAAGCAATGATCGACACCTTTACTACAATAACGGAACTTAACCAAGGACAAAATAGAGTCGTAAGAAGTAATTTCTCTTTAAAAGTATACGGATACATAATTCCAGATGTTATCCAAAAAGATTTAACAGCTGTTAAAAAATATAACTCAAAATCCAAAGTAACATTTGGAATAGAAACAACCTCAGGCTTAGAATTTGTTTCAACATCTAAACCAAAATCAATAACACAATTCCCTTCATCAATATCTTCAGGAGGTGGGGGAACTACTATTGATAATAGTGTTATAACATATTTGAACACAAANATACAAAGAGAAGGAACATATGTTAACTCAACAAGATCAACNTTCTCAAGTGGATGGCTTTCAACCCCNGAAGGACTCCCAGCAACTTCAGTAAATAACTTTAGTATATTTGTTAATGGTTCCTTAGTTGAAGGATCAGCTATATCCTCATTTACAGAAAGTGGAGGAGTTACAACTTTAATAATAAACCCNGCAGAACTAGGGTATAGTCTTAGTCCAACAGATGAAGTAATAGCAATAGGAAAATTTAGTAGTTAAAAAATGGCATTAATCAAACCAGAACAACTTAGATCAGGCTCTTACACTATAAGTGGCTCTTTCTCAGGATCCTTTCAGGGAGATGGTAGTGGAATAACCGGAGTTGGAGCTGGTTTCCCCTTTGTAGGAGATGCTCAAATCACAGGTTCATTAGATATTAATGGAACTGGGGGAGATATATTCTTAGTAAAATCCTCTTCATTTGAAGTATTAAGTGTAGAAGAATCAGGTATTGTTACTATAACTAATGATGCCCCTACAATGTTTTTAATACGTGATACTTCTTTTGCTCCTATAGTAGCAGTAAGCCAAAGTGGTGTAGTAATATTCTCAACACAATCTACAGAACTAACCGACCCCGCACCTAATGGTGCTATATACTTTACCTCAGCATCTTTTTATGTTGGGTTAGATTAAAAAAATTAACATATTTATAATAAACACAAAAAAATAATCAATTATGGCAACTTGGAAAAAAGTAGCAGTCTCAGGAAGTAATATTTCCCAATTCAACAACGATTCAGGATATTTAACTTCTGTAGCAGCATCTCCTAATAGTTATGCAACTGCATCTATCAATGGTGTAGAGCTTTTAGCAAGTTCACCAACCTCAAGCTTTAACCTAGTAACAGGATCTGCAGGAACCGGATTAACAATATCTGGGAGTGTAGGTAACGATACTATAACAGTAAATTTAGCAAGCATACCAAATGGGACACTAGCAAATTCTACCATTAGTGGAATTGCCTTAGGAAGTAACTTAAATGACTTAACAGTAGATAACGCTACAATCCAATTAAATACAGGCACTACATACAATGGGTCAGCCGCTAGAACAATTAGTGTAAAAGATGGAGGAATTGATACAGATGCAATTGCTGATTCCTTAGGTGTTATAAACACAAATAGTTTTACAGGTTCATTTAGTGGTTCATTAACTGGTACATTTGTTGGAACAACAGACCTCCCAGACTTAACAGATGGAAATGGTATTACAGATTTCACATATGATGGATCATCAACAGCAACAGTTGCATTAGACTT